CATCTTTTTTATTTCTGATAGGTTCTACTGTCGTCATTTTTCTCTCCTTTCTATTGCCCTACAATATAATTGTGAGCTGAAATTAGCTTGCAATAAACCTTTCAGTCTCTTGGAGAATATCGTCTAAATCGTCATTTGTAAGGTTAAGATAAGGTCTTGCAGGGATTGAGACAGACTTATTTTTACCTGCTTGTCCACCTAATTGATGGATAGCGGCATAATCGAGATTCGAACCGATAATGGCTGAATCATTGTCATATTGAGTTGTAATAGATGTTGCAAGACGTCCTTCGACTTGAAGAATTTGCCCAGGCCAATGTCCGGCTTTTTTTCGCTTTTTAATGGTACTTTCTGCAAGTTCCTGCCATTTGTCAGGTCTGCCCTGTTGCGAGAAATTTTCTTCTGTTGCATCAGCCATTATGCCAGCTATGTTCTTCATTAACGGACGTAGTGTCTCTGCTTTGGCTGCGACTTTTAAAAGTGCATCTTGAACAGCTTTATTATCTAACCTTATTTCAATACTATCCGGCATGATGACGTTCTTTAATTGGATAATTAGCAATTAAAAGTTCTTTGAAAATCTTGTTTTCACGACTTGTGCCTTGTTTGTTATTGATTCCGTTTAATCGTTCAACTTCAATCATTTCAAAGCCTTTATATAATTCTCTGATTTTTGGCGAATCATCATAAGACAATAAAAATCTACCTTGAATATTGCCAAGAACTTCTCTTAAGCGTTCATGGTCGAAATTTTCTGTGCTTGTAACTTCATAACCACAACCTTTAGAATATGGTGGATCGCAATAGAAAAATGCCTCTTCAAAGTCATATTGTTTGATTAATTTTTCAAAATCTCTGTTCTCGATTAAAACTTTATCAAGCCTATTGTGAATAGCATCTATTTTATCCATCACATTTTTTTGACTTTTTGATGCACCACCTGATGAACGTTTAACAGTTCCAAAGGTTTCGCCTCTGCCACCGAATGAACGAGTAATCAAGAAATAGAACTGAACAGCCTTTTGAATATCTGTAATAAACGTGCCATTCAAGAACTGCAAGAACATCTCACGAGAGCCAAGAAGATATTTATACTCTTCCTTAAAAGCATTCGGATGATATTTAACAATACGGAATAAATTTGCTAATCTTCCGTCTAAATCGTTGTATATTTCTAAATCTGCCCATCTGTCTTTATAAAACAGAACCCAAGCACCACCACCAAATGGTTCAATATATGATTTAATATCTTCAGGAATAAGTGGAGCTATTGTTTTACGCAATAATCTCTTACCACCTACCCAATTAATTAAACATTTTCTATCGATTGTCATAATTAAACTCCTTTTAAAATTGTGTTAAACGTACTTTAAATGCTTTTTAATTCTGTCTTGGATTATTCGGGGTGTCGGCGGAGTAACGTCCGACCGACACCTTACGAGTTACGCTTCGCTTCACTCTACCGAAAATCCGCTTGCAGGGTTATAGCTCCAACCAACATCAGGAGCAATTTGTTTACCTGTTAATGGATCTGTGTAAACTGTAACTGGTTGATATTGACCTGATTTTTTTGAAACAAGCCTGTCCTCTTGAGATAATCTTCCGGATGATGATTCAACATAAAGATTTCTTTTTTTGACGTTTCGTGGGGATAATGCCCTGACACGACAACGACATCGCCAACCATTCGGTGGGTAAAAAGAACTCCAAAATGGGTCATCATGAGGGAAAACCAAGTCGTGAAGTTGCGCGTGTTCTGCTCTTGTTCTTTGGTCTAAAACTGCAACATATTGCCAATATGGACGATTATCGGTATTCTCAATTTGTGTTTTATAACGTCCTGTTTGATAAGCCGTCTGCATATTTACTGAATAAATTGTTTTAAGACGATACATTGAACCCAGCTGAACTTTTTCGGCATTACCTTGTGAATCAACAATAACAACTTCGCCCCACCAACCTTTCTTTTGCAGGGTTGGTTTAAGTTCTTTTTGAAACTCCTGAAAGGTTTTCCCTTCTTCAAGTGCTTTATCTAATACTGTGCGAATATCGTTCAAAATATCCTCACGCATAGCTTTTGCAACTGTGAATGACTTTCTGTGTGCAGATTGCCATAATTCGTACCAATCCCACGACAGTTTATTATTCTTGGATTTAAAATATTTGATGGCTATTGCAGGGGATAATTTGAATAGTGCGTTAAGTTTAATCATCTAATCCATCCCGTCTGCCTTGTAATTCACAAAGGAACATTGCCTTTTGAATTGATTGCTGAAGTTGTTTTGTTTGCAGGTTGCTATCCGTTAGCAATTCTCGTGCATCTTCAAAGTTATCGCAGGATTCAAACAATGCTAACAATGGCGAAAGCATCGCTTGAGATTGTTTATCAAGTTCTGTTTCTGATAAAAACTTAAATAAATCATCAACTTGAACTTGACCTTCCGGTTCCGGTTCTTCTTTGAATTGTGAGAATTGAGGTGTTGCAGGGATAATATCCTCTCTAATATCGAACTCCTTTTCTTCTAATCCATAGTTTTTGATAAAGTAATCTTTAGTAAATTTAACCCCTGTTTCAGATAGTATTTTATCTCTTTGAGCCAAACCTAAATCAATATCTTCAACTTCAAACATCTCAAATACAGGAATATCTTTGTTTGAAAAATTAATTTCATAAATCCATTGGATAAGTTGATTTATAGTCTTTTCAACCATTTTTTTATCAGCATCAATAATATCTTGGCGAACAGCAAAGTGCGTGTTTGATGCTGCGTAACTTCCTGTTGAGCCGACTTCTGTTGTTAAAGTTTGACCTAAAATAGCCTTTGAAATTTCTGCATTCATCTTATCCATTAGTTTTTCAAAGATTTCAGCAGATGAGGACTTATTAGCCTCTTGAATTTCAACAGAAGAATCGTCAGGAATAACTGCGATAGCATCTTGTACCATTTGTTCTAATAATCCTGCAAGTCTGTCGGTTTCTTCTTCACTTGCACCTCTTGGGTGTTTACCGATAAGGTGAGGAATTCCGTATTTTTCGGTAAATATTACCCAAAATTTAAGTCCTCCTTTTTTAAAAGTAACCGGCCAGAACACACGAGAAAGAGTTCTCTCGCCATATGGGTTCTCATAACTTGGGTTTGCTTGAGGACATAGAAACTTTTTAGAAGGTAATTCTTCGCCAAAATAATGCTCTTTTGTTCTAAATTTAAGTTGATTTTCATCATCAAAACAGAACCATTCTGATGGCTTTGCTTTTAATTCGATAGGCAAGACAAGGTTGTCAACTCGTCCCCAAATGATTTCTATCGGTTGAAAACCAAATAAAGTCGCATCTAAAATATCATTGATTAACTTGTAAATATCAAGTTTTTTAATTGTTTCAATGACTTTTTCGGCAGTTTCATCTTTATCAAGTCCTCTATTTATTTCCCATTCAAGTGATAAAACTCCTGCTTTTCTTGATTGAACGCAGGCAAAAACGTGAGAATCACAGAGTAATTCCTTGTAAACCTTCATATCTTTGCCTTGTTTTTTAAGGACAATATCAGGATCCGGCAGGTATGACATTGCTAATGAATAATAATTTAAACTTCGTTTTCGTGTTGCAATTTCTTCGGAAAGATGTTTTTTCATAAAATCCTCATTAAGACTTAAAATAAATAGCGTTTAAAAATCGTTTAACAGCGTTTAATTTTTATTTAAAATGCCGTTTAAGTATCTAACTTCATTTTTTGAATTTAAAGTGGCTTAAAATTGATTTTAGAAGTTTGAGACCATACCAAATGACTCCCTTCTTTTTCTAGTTGATATATGAATATTCCCTGAACCATTGTCAGCTGCGTGTAAAGCCAAGGCTAATGCCCAAAATCTATCAGCGTGTCCGTTGTCGGAGCGGTCGGCATCAAAGCGAATATTATTGCTTGCAGTTGTTATTTTACGAACCGAGTGCAAATCTTCTCTTATTTCATGCCGGCTAGGAATAAATACAGTCTTGTTTTCAAATTCAGTTCTTAATCTGTAAGCCAAATCCTCTTTGACTTTATTGGTGAAAGTTACACCCTCAACTCTGAATTTCCCAAATTTAAGTTGGGCATTTTCTGCCATCTGCATTCCGATACCTGTATCATCTTGGCAATCTCGACGGAATAATTTATGAGCTAAAATTTCGTGCAAGATTTCCTCTTGTTTATGAAATGGCATTTTTGCTAGCTCTATAACAAGTCTTGTGTATTTGATGTTTTCGATTTTTTCTAAAACCCAAATAACAGTTAAGTCTTTTCTTCTTCCAATATCAACTCCGACATAAAAATCGTGTTGCAGTTCTTCTAGTGGTCGAAGAATATCATCAAGCTCACAAGTGGTAATTAAATCGTAAGGTAAAAAAGCCGATGCCTCATCAACTGCTATACAGCAATATTCTTGTAGCCAAGTATATTCGTCAAAACAGTTATCTTTTTCATTGGCCATCCACTCTTCTTGTTCTTGCAGGGTTGTTTTTCTCTGATAGATTTTATCAACAAGACCTTCTGATACAGCAAGCTGAATCGGAGTTTTATGGTGACTCCAATTCAACTTGCCTTTTTGAACTTGGTCAATAAACTTGAAATACAAGCAATTTTGACCATTATGAGTAGAAAGGATGCGTAAAGGAAATCCCCAAGTAATACAAGGTCGAGCAGCTTTCCATAATTCATCAGGGTTGTTATGAAATGCAAATTCGTCAAGAACTACTTTGCCACCTTTTGACCTAAATGACTTGGGGTTGGAAGAGAGAGCGTGTATTTTAGTACCATTTGAAAACTCTATAACAAGAGCTTTAATATCTTTTTCATTGTCAATAATAACTTCGCCTAATCTTTTAGCTGTTGCATGAAATAGCTTTACCCATTTTTCGCAATAATCAATATATTCTTTAGCTGCAGATTCATCAGCTGAAGAAAACCAAACCGCAGGAACAGATTTATTGATACAATCTCTTACATCTTCATAGCTTTGAACATAAGTAGCACCAATACGCCTAGATTTTTCCCATATTTTTATTTTAGATTTATCATCAAGCCATCGTTGTTGATATGGCAAAAAATAATTATTTTTCACGATGTCTTATTCCTAAAATTTCTTCTTCTATAAGCTGAACAAAATCTGGAGTAATACCTTTTGATTCAGATTTATTTTCTTTTTTAGAAACAATGTCTTCGTACTCCTTGATTTTGGTAATAAGCGGAAGCATTTTTGTAAACGCAAATAACCTATTTCGGTCTATTTTTTCGCCATTATCTAAATCAAACTCAATAGAGGACATTAATTTTCGTGCTAGATTATATAGTTCTTCATGGAATAATGACTTGGATTTTAAATATTGTTTTCTTTTAATATCCCATTGATTATCATTCTTCCAACGTCTAATTGTGCGTTCGTTAACGCCAACCTTTTCAGCAACAGCAAGTGCTGTCATTTGTTCTAGAACATATAATCTCTCGGCATTTGCCATTAACACATCTTGTTTACTCAAAGTAAGCCTCCAGATCCTGAATTTTTTTCTTTAGTCTGCGAAGCTCAATGATAATTTCATTAAGACGAGTTAATGAAACTAATGCTTTTTCAGTTTCTTGTTTCGTATTGTCATCTTCAAAAGGATTCAATAAAGAACGTATTAAAATAATCAATCCGGATGCTTCAACATCAAGATTTCTATATTCAGATTTAGCCTCAGCAAGCTGACCTTTTAATTGGATACGTTCTAAATTCATTATTGTGATATCTCCTTCTTCAAGATTGGACACCAAAGGTTGCCATCGATTTTACTTTCAATTCTTGAAAGGACAGTCGCACTATAATGATTTGTTTCAAGCATTTCTTTTAGAATTTCAAAGTTGTTTGAAATGATTTTTTCAAAAGTCTTTACTTGTGCGTTGTGATAAACATACCAAATTACAAAAATCACAGCAGGAAAGCCGATACTTTCAAATAGTTTTAATAGTAATGAAGTTTCCATTTATTAACCTTTCATATTTTTAGGGCAAAAAGAAAAGAGGCTTTTCGCCTGTCTTGTGCTTTAAAGATAACTCATTACATTTTTAATCTTCAAATACGCATTGAAACTCCTTGTGGAGAGGGGAAAAAGAAGTTTCCAACGGCATTTGAATGTTAAAAACAAGGAATCATATACTGCCAACAGAATTAAAAATTTTGTACTCATAAAAGTTATGGAGAATCTAAATGAAGTATTTTGAGGTTTTTAAAGCCGGCAACTACCCACAAGGTAAGTTCACACAAGCAGAAGTTCAGGAATTGGCAAAAAATTATGACCCAAGTTTTTGCGAAGCACCGATTACTTTAGACCACGAACAAAAAGGACCGGCGTATGGTTGGGTTGATAAGTTGAAAGAAGAAAACGGAAAGCTAAAAGCTACGTTTAAAGATTTGTCTGATGATTTAAAAGAATTTGTGAACAAAGGCAAATACAAAAAAATCTCGGTTGAAATTTACAGAGAGCTAGAAGGTAAAAAGCCATATTTAAAGGCTGTTTCTTTTTTGGGAGCATCTATTCCTCAAGTTAAAGGAATGCAAGCTGTTGAATTCAAAGAAGGCGAATCAGATGTTTATATTTTTGAGGCAGAAGTTGAAGAAAACAATGATGCAGAAGAAATTGAAAATTTGAAATCAACAATTGCTGACCTTAAAGGACAGGTTGCAAAATTTAAAGAAGATGCGAAAAAGAACACAGAAATTAAGTCATTAAAAGAACAAGTGAAAGATTTAACCATTGAACTTGCTAAATTCAAAGACGAAGCAGCAGGTAAAGATGAACTTGCAAAAGAATTAAAAGAGATTAAAGAAAATCTTCGCACTAAAGATTTTAATGAATTTATTGAACAACATATTAGTCAGGGAATCTTAACCCCTGCAAACAAAGATGCTGTCTTTTCTATTTTATGTGACCTCGACAATATCAAAAAGTTTGATGCCACATCTGACAGCATCGACACTTTTAAATCTTTCATATCTGCATTACCCAAGCAAGTTGAGTTTGATGAAATTGCTAAAAAGAAAGCGACAAAAAAAGAGGATGAGGCTCTTAAATATGCTGATGCAGACGAAGAAAGTTTAGAAATTTTCAGAGAGGCAAAAGCATTAGCTGAAGCTGAAAACATTAGTTTTAAAGATGCATTGTTAAAAATAAAGGAGATATAGATGGGACGTTTAGAAGAATTAAGAATTAATGCCTATTTAACAGAAGTTGCGCGTGGATATAGCAACAATGCTTTTGTTGCTCAATATTTATTCCCAACAATTTATTCTGAAAAAGAGAAGATTGATATCTTTGAATTTAACAAAGAGGCTTTTCAAATCTACAACACAGAACGTGCAATTAGAGCTAATTCAAATGTAATTAGTCCAAAAGGATTCAAAAAGCATACAACTACCCTTAAAGAAAACGATTTATCATACCCAATTGATTATCGTGAAGAGGAAGAAGCCGAAAAGGTTAAATTACAACTTCACGCAACAAATGTTGTAACAGAAGGTTTGAATTTAAAACTTGAAAAAGAATGTGCTGACTTGGTTCAAAACCCTGACAGTTATTCTGATGAAAACAAATTCATTCTTTCCGGAACTTCTTGTTTTGATGATAAAAATTCAGACCCTCAAGGTGTTATTGATGATGCAAAAGATGCGGTATCCGCTAAAATCGCACAAGACCCTAACACTATGATTATCGGTCAATCTGCGTGGAAAGTATTGAAAAAACACCCTCAATTGGTTGGTTTGATTTCAGATACTAAAAACAAAATGGTTACTCTTGAACTTTTGAAAGAAATTTTTGAAGTCGAAAATATTTATATTGGCAAATCAATTTTTTCTAATGCAGAAGGCAATTTCGAGAGAATTTGGAAAGACAACATCGTATTAGCATATGTTCCTAATCTTGGAGCATCAAGAACCGAATACGATCCATCTTTTGCTTACACCGTTCGCAAAAAAGATGCTTTGCAAATTGATGAATATACCAAAGAAGGAAACAAAGTGAAATATATCAGAGCAACTGATATTTACACACCATTCTTGGTTGGACCAGAAGCAGGTTTTCTAATTTCTAATGTATTGAGCAAATAAAGGAGGAACTAATGCCTAAATACAAAATAAAAAATGCAACTCTTCTACACAATGGCAAAGCCAAAACAACTGGCGATGTAATCGAATTAACAGATTTACAAGCTAAAAAACTAGGAGCATACGTTGAACCTGTTGAAGAAACATCAAAGGATAAAACCCCTGCAACAAAAACAGAAACAAAAACAACCAAAACTTCAAAAGGAACAAAAACTAAAAAAGAAGAAACAACTCCTGCTGAAGATAAAAAAGACGAGACTCAAAAAGATGGAGACAATAACTAATGGCTGAAAAAACTTATAAACCACTATTGATTGACTCTGTAACTGCACTTGCTGATTTAAAACAACATCGCTTTGTTGGACTTGATGGAAATGTTTGCCAAGCAGCAGCTAAAGCATACGGAGTCTGCGATGTTGATACAGATGCAGAACAATATACCCCAGTTGCTGTTTCAGGAATCTTACTTGTTGAAACAGGTGGAGCAATTACTATCGGAGCAGAAGTTACTTCTGATGCTGAAGGTAAAGCCGTAGCCGTCACAGGAAGTGAGAAGGTAAATGGTTATGCATTAGATGAATCTACAACTTCCGGTGAGATTATCCGAATTGTTAGAGGAATTTAATGGTTTATTGCACTACCGAAGACATTGAAACACAACTCAGTACCGCTACATTGGTGCAATTAACTAATGATAGTGGACTTCAAGACGGCATTGACTATGCCGTCTGCGAGGAAGCACTTATCTACTCCTCCACGTTGATTGATGGGTATTTAAGAGGCAAATACAATTTACCACTAAATACCCACTTTCCTTTACTTCGTGTGATAGCAATTGATTTAAGTATTTATCGCTTATTCTCTCGCAGAATTCACACAGAAATCCCTGATGTAATTATTGAAAATTACAAAAATGCTCTCAAGACACTAGAACAGATTAAAAAAGGTGTCATTACTCTTGAAACGGAAGATAATACACAACTTACTTCAGGAGGGGAGTATCGAACTAATAAAACGAATGCTGACCGATTATTCAATAAAAGGAAAATGAATGAGTATTAGAGAAATAGAAGATTTAATTATAAAAAAATTAGAAGAGGCTTTCCCTAAATTCCTCGTTCAAGGTTTCCCTGAAAAGCCACAGGAATTTATCTTGTTGCATCCAATCGGTGCGATTCTTGTTCATTACAGAGGTGGAAGTTATTCAAACACAGATGCTCTAAACTTCATTTCTCAAGATAAAAGAATGGAATTCGCAGTTACAGTTGTGACTCGTAACTTACGTTCTAATGACGGAGCTTATGAAGTTTTAGAGGGTGTTAAACAATGCCTCTGTGGATATAAAATTATCGGTTGCTCTAAATTAACACCGATAAAAGAAGGTTTTTTGTCTGAAATAAAAGGCATTTGGCAGTATGAATTAAGTTTTTCTCTTTCAACTCCAAGCCTTGAAATATTAGAAGAAGGAGATTAATATGCCTGCAAGTTTTTTACATGGCGTTGAGACAATAGAGATTGAAAAAGGTGCAAGAACGATTAAAACAGTAAAAACTGCCGTTGTCGGTCTTGTTGGTACTGCTCCAATTCAAAATGTAGATGAAGAATACAGAACGATAAACGAACCAACATTAATTTTAAATGAAATTGATGCTGCGAAATACTTCGGTTCTGCAACTGATGGTTATACAATCCCATCGGCTCTTAAAGCTATATTCGACCAAGGAGCAGGTATTGTTATTGTTGTTAACGTCTTTGATCCTGAAAAGCACGAAGATGTTACCGATGTTACAAAGGGTGACATTATTGGTTCAATTGATGCTGACACCGGAAAAAGAACCGGCATGAAAGCATTTGAAGATAGTTATTCATTATTTGGTTATTTCCCAAAAACAATTATTGCTCCTGTTTATTGCGAAGACACAGCAGTTGTAACTGAAATCAAAACTCTATGCGATAAAATCAGAGCAATTGGTATTGTTGATGCTCCTGTTGGTGCAACTGTTCAAGATGTTATTACAGGACGTGGTCCAGAAGGAACAATTAATTTTAATACATCTTCTGACAGAATCGTTTTATGTTATCCACATTTAAAGGTTTACGATTCAGTTTCTGACAGTAATATTCTTGAACCATATTCGCAAAGGCTTGCAGGGGTTATCGCTGCCAAGGATATTGATAAAGGTTACCATTGGTCACCATCTAACACAGAAATTAATGGAATAATCGGAGTTGAAAGACAGCTTACTTCAATGATTAATGACCCAACAAGTGAAGTTAATGCTTTA